AAAACAAAAAAAATAAAAAAATCACAAAAAAATATTAAAAATTATAAAAATACAAAAATGTCTCTTTCCATTCCTTTCCCCCAAAAATTACAAAATCCACAAAAAAATATTAAAAATTACAAAAATCCAAAAATGTCTGTGTCTTCTTCTACTACATCGATCAGCTCTTTCCAATTTATTGGAAATTGCTACTTTGTTTTCATCTTATCTTCCATTCTCTATTTCACCTTACAATTTTCTTATGATTTATTGTTCCATCTTATAAACTTAAATTATCCAATTCAAATTAAGCGCTTATTAATAATTTGCGCGTTTGATGAAGAAATTTCCTTACCCGAAACTATTTTTCCCATTCCCAACGAGATTCCAACCCTTGTTTCCCCTGTCCCTGTGGCAAACTTCTCAGGATGTCTTCCTATAGCATTTACTCGTTTCCGTTCAATGTTTTTAGTCAACAATGCCCAACACATTGGAGCCGTTACGGACCTTGTCCGTGACTGGATCTTCCTCTCTCCTTCAGACCCCCTAGCCTTTATTCTCTATGATACTGCTTTTCATCGTACTACACCTCTTACTTGTCTCTCTATTCAAGCTGCTTCCCTTAATGTCTTGGATCACACTCCTCGATATTTCGTACTTTTCATTAAAGATCATTTATACTATTCTCCTCACCTTTTTTCACTAGTTGACCTTGTTGACTTATACAATTTCGAATCACCTAGAAACTGGTATTATGACCGCTTTGGTGGTTTCCGTTTTCTTTCCCCTACTATTCCTCAAATGAACTTCAATGTTCCCATTCCTATCCGCCGTTCTCCAGTCGTTGCTGCTACGGATGAAGAAATGCGCGCTATTTACACTGGCGTACCTGTTCTAACTCCTGACTCTTCAATTTCTTCAGATATTGCTACTTCACCCACTTTAAATTCTAGCCCTATCAACCCTCCTACCATTCTTTCAGCTGGGATTTCATTTAATGATCTCATTGCCGAATTTCGTACTCGTGAAAAATACTCTTCAAATACTTCTCTTGCTTCAACCGTACCTGTTAAACAAAATTTCATCTCTCTCAAACACTTAGCTCAGGCTAAGTCTACTCTCTCTTCTTTTAGAGAACCATCAATTAACTCTGATTCGTCCGTTATAATAGGATCAGATGACGTTGCTTGTGTTCCTGAAATGAAGCCTAAACGTACTTCAAAACCCTCACTACCTGCCTTTTTCCTTCTTCCTCCCGCGCTATTCAATAGGGAAGAAAAAGAAAACAAGAAATCTCGCGCCCAACGTCGCGAGGAAGCACGTAAGTGTAAAAAACTTCTCGTACCCCAAATGAAAATCTTCCCTGATGCTCCTACCGTACCCGTGCACTTCGAATGCGATGATGACATAGTTGAAGCGATTAATCGTTTCACTAGTACTCTTCAAAACGGAGTTTCTTTGACTCATAACATCGACCCTGAAATTAAAACTTTACTTACTCGAGCTTTTGAAGCTCTCTCGGCTGCTGACACCAACATAGCAAAAGCCCTTACTTCTGCTACTACTAATATTACTGCTCTTAACGACTACAGTGCTATGCTTTCTTTAGCTGGAACTTTTTATTACCATATTCACACTCGTACCCACCACTCATTCATTTATTTAATTCTAGCCGTTGGCAACGCTTATTTGCGTTCTAACCTCTTCAGCGTTTCTCGCGCTAAAGACTTCCTCGTACAACTTTTCAAATATGCACAATCCTTCACCGAAACCCGTACCGTTCCTCAGATGGACACTTCCACCTTAAGTGATCTTTGCAAACTTCTTTCTATGATCATGTCCGGATTCCTGCTAGCCGGGAAGAAAGACATCGACATTGCTACTTTTATGGCCAGAATGTTGCTTGACTTTGACAAAGGAGTAAAATCTGTCGAATCTTCCATTACTTACATCGTCGAAATTATCAATAAAACTGTTAACTTCTTACGTCTAAACCTTCTTGATTTACCTGCCCAACGCTGGATAATCTCTCATCGCGAAGACGTCGCTCAATTTCAAAGCGACTATGACGAAATTGTCAAACAAATACATGAAAAAACCTTCCCTTTCGTACCTACATCTTGCACTCGCGTCCACGCCCTATGGGTTAGTGGTACAAAATTGCTCGCTACTTTAACCCGTGACTCTACCTCTCAAGGCTTACATGCCTCACTTCAATCCGCTCTCTCGTATCTCCTCGTTATCAAAAAGAAACTTGAAGGAATGAACCTCGGTTCTTCCGCTACTCATCAAGAACCATTCTGTCTCAACATTATTGGCGCTCCCGACGCTGGTAAGACGATGGCCTTATCCAAATTTACAGCTGCTGTTGCTCCCTATCTGGTCCTTACAGATCGTCAAAAACTTGCGTACGCTAGTGACCCCAATGCCCTTGAATATGCACGCGCTCCTGGCGTTGAATTCTGGGACGGTTACAAAGACGAACCCATCATTAAATACGACGAGTTTGGCCAAGAAACCGATGTTGCAGGAGTTGTCCAAAATCAATATTTTGAACTCATTCGTATCAAAAATATTTTCGCTTCATTAGCCAACATGGCCGCCCTTGAAGATAAGGGTAATGTACGCGTCATTCCACAATTTATGGTACTTTCTACCAACCGCCGTGATTTTTCAAAACTCGAAAGCATAGTAGCCCCTGATGCTGTCACTCGACGATTTGATATCGCAGTTGTTGCGATTCCCAAACCTCAATTTTCTCTCGCTTCTACCATGGATAAAACTCTATGGGAAAGGCAATTTGACCCCTCTCTATTTCCTATGGGCGAATTCACTACCGTTAAAAATGAAACTATGCTCGACTTTTATGAGTATGACTACAAAGCTCACATCGACAACCGATTCACTGGTAAAATATATTCATTCGACGAACTCGTCGCCTTCACCGTTGCTGGCATCCGTCAGAACGAGCTCCGTTATAAACAATTCTGTTCAGAAATGGCAGAACTAAAAGCTAAACACACCACCCTCGCCGCCTCTCAGAAACCTTCGATTGTTGAACAATTTGAAGAAGCCTTAAACAAAAATCCCGAATCTTTTACTATTAAAAAATATATTACCGCAAAATTCTCATCTATTTCTAACTCTGTCGTTACTTACGCCAATGCCTTAACTTATTATACTACTTTATATGGAGTTGCCTTTTTGCAATTCGCTATGGCTCCTGTCTCTGCCATAATAGAGTTTTACCATGACATTACTACCAAAGTTAAGGTTTATTATGGCATAGTAGAAGACATTATTCAAATGTACCTCACTTTTGATGCTCCTGGCATCATTCAAGATCCTTTCGGATACTTTAAACAAGAACTCGCAAAAATCAACAGATTCCTTGTTGACACATGTATACCATGTCTCTGCGATCCCATGTTTCTTATCAAACTTTCTTCTTTCTCTACCGCCGCCTGTACCATGTTTATCATGTTGGACGTATTTATTCTACCTATGTTAAAACCTCTCTTTACTTGGATTACTAACATAATTTCAAGCATTTTCTCACCCTTCTCATCTAAAACTTCACCCGAATTTCTCCCATCCGCTCAAAACCGTAAAGGTCGTAAGGGCGGTAAGAGACCCAAGGCAAAAGTTGAAAAACATTCTAATCACGACGATGCAGCGATGCAAGCTGTTTATTCTGAAGCCAATTTCAAGCACGACAGTGCTGCATTACAGATCACCGATAAAATTGTACGACGTAATTGTTATACGCTTAGTATCAATGGTGAATCTTCCGGCAACGTAACTTTCTTAGCCGGAACCATATGTATGATGCCCCGTCACTTTTTAACCTATATGTTTGAAGCTATAAAAGCTGATCCCGAATTCCGTCACAACCCCGTAACCTTTAAAAAGGCCTTATCCACTATCGAATATCACGTAACCGTTAAAGACTTGTTTAAATTCGAGTCCACAAACGTTCTCAAAACTCTAGACTTTGTTCTAGTAGAGCTCCCTTCTAGTCTTCCTTTCCACTCTGACATCACTAAATACATTATCACTGAAAAAGAAATGTTATCACATCACGACCTCAACGCCCGCTTAGTTTACCCAACCGTGCATGAAACTGAAGCCCAACTAGTAGAAGCTTCTCGAGGAAAGGACCATGTTGTATATGGTTCTATTACTCCTGATGCTCTTGCTGTCCCAGATATTATAATATCCGACACTTGGGAATATTCAGCCGAAACGCGCGTAGGTAAATGTGGCTCTCTTTTAATGGCTCACGATCCTACCATCCCTTCCCGTAAAATCCTCGGCATTCATGTCGGGGGTTCTGATAAGCTTGCTTATGGCATTGCTTGCGTATTATCCTATGAAAAAGTTATGGAATGTATGCAAAAATTCAAGTACATCTCCCAAGAATTTGAATCAACAGTTCCTCAAATAATGTTCCCTTTCCACAATGGACGTTTCACTCCTCTCTATCAACTCGACAAACCCGTACACTCTAATACTAATACTAAAATAGTCAAGTCTGTCCTATACGACGCTTGGCGTCCTTCAAACAAAACTCCTGGCCTTTTGGCTCGTGAGTACTCTATCGACGGTGACATAATTTATGATCCAATGTTTAATGCTAGATCAAAATATTGTCCCCCTCCCGTGCCCTTCAACAAGGCTATTTATACTTTAATCGCCGACCAATTGGTTGACGATCTTATCACCTCATCAAAAACATCTTTTAATTCCCGTATCCTCACATTTGAAGAAGCCGTTAATGGTATCCCTGGAACCACGTTTGGTTCAATCGATGCTGGCTCTTCTCCCGGCTACCCCTACATTCACCAACCTGGGTGGACTGGAGGTAAATCATTCTGGCTCGGCTCTGACCGAGACCTCACCACACCTCGTATGCTCGAAATTCGGGCTGATGTACAAAAGTTATTGATTCAAGCCTCTTTAGGGGTAAGAACCGAAATACTTTTCGTTGACAGTTTGAAAGACGAACTCAAAAAATTTGCTAAAGCACGCGATCCTCGCATGTTCAACGTAGGGCCCTGGCACTACTTAATTGCTTGGAGAATGTTATTTGGCTCCGCCATGATGTGGCTTACTGACAACAAAATTGCTAATGGCATGGTTGTCGGTGTTAATCCTTATAGTGTAGAGTGGGATTTCCTAGCTAAAAAACTTAACACCTTTGGTCCCTTTTGTGGGGCTGGAGATTATAAATCATACGACGCTTCCGAACGCGCTGAATTGTTAGACTTTACAAGTTATATTTTCAACAAACTGTACTCTGACCAGAATTCCTTGGCGAGAAAAGTCTTATGTCTCGAAATTAATTACTCAAAACACATAATCCACGACGTTGTTTACGAATGGGTTGGCTCAGTTCCTAGTGGCCACCCTGGTACAACCGTCATCAATAATTTTTCCAACATGTTGCTGTTCAGGTACTGTTGGTACACCCTCAATAATAAAAATCTCGAATTTATTCGTAACTTTAAAAACCATGTATATTTAGCAGTTCAAGGTGACGATAATATTTTCAACGTACATCCTGACTACAAAACCTTATTTACCGAAGAGAAGATCTCTCAAGTTATGCTCACCCAAGGCATGGTATTCACTTCTGATAGCAAAGAAGCTGGTACCGTTAATTTAAGAAAACTTGAAGAACTCACTTTCCTCAAACGCTCATTCCGTTATGAACCTTATTATGATCGATATGCTGCTCCATTGTCTCTAGATACTGTTCTCGAAATTCCTTATTGGACAAAAAATAATTCTCACGCTACTGAAATAGTACATCAAAATATTGAAACCAGTATGCGAGAACTTTCCTTGCACTCCAAAGAAGTATTTGACGACTGGTCAAATTTAATAATAGCTTCTGCAAGACGTCACAAAATTCCAGTTCCCACTACCAATCGGCGACTACTGCTCACGCAAGTTGCTCTCTTAGACTTAAGTTATTAATCCGTCCGCGATGACGTAAAACTCCAGTAGTCTCAGCTTATCTGAGAAAGTTTATTAGTTCTTTGCAAAAACTTCTTCTCTCTTACTTTTGATCTCTATCCCCGAATGCAAATTTCTCGGCTTCAATACGTGATAACTGCCTAGTAAGTTAAAATCCGTACCTACAAATGGTTTACCGCCAGGATCGGATGCGGGCGTCCCCCGTAATATCCAGGCCACCGAGATAGCTAAAGCGCATTCATGCAGCGCTTCAAGCAAAAATAAGCATGTCTTTACAAAATGATAATCCTATATACGTGTCTGAAAATGACCCGTCAACAGCTTCGGCAGCAGCTGCTCAACCAACTGCCACAACCACAATTAACAACGATGAATCAGTCGAAGTTGCCACTATGCCGTACGTTCCAATTCACGCGGACTATCTTAGTTCGGGCGATTCCGGCTTCAGCCAGGACATTAAAGATTTCCTCGCCAAACCTATAGAACTCCAAACTGGCGTTATCCAATCTACTGATACTAGTACTACCTTCGCCCTTATGGATGTTCTCCAACTACATCTCGCTACAACTCCCGCCGTAACCAAAGTCACAGGATTTCTAGGAATCCGTGCCACCCAAGTCTTTCGTTTGCAAATAAACGCTAACCGTATGCAACAAGGAAGATATATCCTTTATTGGATTCCCATGGGTGGCGCGGGTAAACCTGGAGGTTCTTATTCTACTGAACTCCTTATACGCCGTACCAACAAAACCACTGTTACTCAACTCCCTCACGTCGAAATCGATATAAACAACACTACTGAAGCAATTCTCGAAGTCCCCTTCGTTTCCGCACTTCCCTACTACCCCTTAGGGGGATACACCGGGACAAATCACAGTCTCGGTGTTGTAGGTCTTTACCCGTACTCCCCTCTGTCTGTTCCTTCAGGCTCAGCCACTGCGTCATACTCTATTTATTCTCACTTAAAAGACGTAACGCTGGTTGGTCCAACAGTACCACAAATGGCCATCTTATCAAAATCACTCAAACCTACTGGCTCCGGCTCCACTCCGCTCGAAACTGAGCAAGCCGAGGCTGGTATTGGCCCAATCACCGGCCTTGCCCGCAATGTCAAAAAAGCTAGCGATAGCATTTCCGCCATTTTCCCTTCTCTCTCTGCTATCACCGCGCCCGTTTCTTGGGCCGCTGATATAGCCGGAGGTATAGCCTCCGTATTCGGATGGTCGAATCCAACCGATTTGTCAGAAGTTTCCAGAGCGATTCAAACCGTTCAACCATATGGAAACAACTGCGATATGATTGATGCTTCGATGCCCCTTTCTTTATTCGCTAGAAACCAGATCGAGATTCTCCCTGGTTTCGCAGGAAATGATATTGATGAAATGTCTATAGACTATATCAAAACCATCCCTGCTTACATTAATACTTTTACATTTACTACTTCTAATAACATAGGAGATGAATTATACAATCTTCCTATGCAACCTTCCGCTTTCTACACGTCCTTTGCTGACACTGGACCTCAAACAATCAAAGTTAATACTCCCATTTCTTTCCTCTCAAAAATGTTTCAATACTGGCGCGGCTCAGTCCGCCTTACTTTAAAAATAGTTAAAACGGAGTTTCACTCTGGTAGACTTGAACTCGTCTACATTCCTCAAGAACCCACTGGCGTAAACGGTGCGGCTGCTACGTCTTCTACACGTGACAACCGTGCTTATGTACATAGAGAAATCATCGACATTCGCCAAGGTAATCAAATTGACATCTTAATCCCTTATATTTCCATTGTTCCCTGGAGAGAAGTTGCCGATACACTTGGTAGCATCCAAGTATATGTTATCAACCCATTAGTAGCTCCTGCTAATGTCAGCTCTACCGTGACCTTTTTGGTCGAAGTAGCTGCAGGCGAGGACATGCTTTATGCTGTACCTCGCGGACATTCAATGTATCCGGTCATGCCCACTGCCCCTCAAATGTCTTTCACAACCAAATCAAACCAACATAATTTAGTCGCTAATACTATAGGAAATTCAAACGTGCCCTCGCACAAATATCTCGAGTCCCGAGTGTGTATTGGAGAACAAGTTCTCTCCCTCGCTCAGGTGCTCAAACACAGAGACATTATGTTTGAAGTTACTACTGCTGGCGCAAATACTAATCTTTTCTTTGATCCTTTTGGGATTGCCTCCGCGTACAACAACGCTGGCGCTATTGTGGGCCTACAAGCTGGTGAAATTCCAGACAATTGGTCCCTTATACATCAATGTTATTTATTCTCCCGTGGTGGAGTGCGTATTGCCTCCACTGTAGCTGCTTCTACTTCAAACACTTTTATGCCTGTTACCTCGTTCTATGCTCACGCTTACCAAGGCGCTGCTAATTACAAAGGTTTCGTTAACGGCACAGCTGCTACTACAACCACACCATTTACACTCCACGTATTCCAAAACGAAGTATTCAGAGGTGGCGCCGAAATACAAGTTCCCCAGTATGGTAGGTGTCATTCTCGAATTAATAATGCTAAACGCTATTTTTCAGATGGTACAACTGCTATAGTGTATGCTACCGTTGCTAACCAAGGTCCTCAAGTTAATATTACTTTTTCTACAGTTGGCCTTACGCGTGTCTTGCGCCAAGCCGCTGATGATTATCAGTTAGGATTTTGGTTATGCGTTCCACCAACCCAAGTGGAGTGATCAAAAACAATTTAAAAATTCAAAAATACAAAAACAAATTAAAACCCAAAAATGATGTTCCCACACATGTAAAAATGTGGGCTCCGCCCGAAGGCGTTAAACTATCCAGTTATAGATTTCTGGTCGTTCATCAAAAATCTCGTTCCTAGACGATGCTAGGTTTCTTCCCGCAATGCCTCCTCGAGGAAGTGTAAAAGTCTACGATACGACTTAATAACTTATCCCCCATATTCCAATCAATTTCCGGTTTCTAACTGGATATCTTCACACACCCCCCGGTTTATGGGGTGTGAAGAGGTCTGCAGGGTTATTGCAGATCCCACTAATTCACTTGACACTTAATGCATTCTCCAGTGTCGAGGGGTGTTTTACTAGAGCGCGCTCAACTCAAAGGAGCTCTGTCGCCAACTCTCTGGTTCTAAAAGTTTCCACCTTTCCTTCCCGTCGTTTATACACCAGAC